GTTTGTTTTATTTATTATCCTGCGGATATTTTAAGATCACCACTACTATTCCATAATTGTCCTGCTACACTTGGGTCAGATGTTGGTAAATTTGGCATTAATACTTTTATTGTATTAACAATAGTAGATACATCACCACCATCTAAAGTTAAATATGCCGTAGTACCTCCTGAGCCGTCATCTGATTTAAAGATTATATCACCGTCGTCTTGAAAGTTTTCAATTGTTATGTTACCTACGTTGTTGTTTATTTTGCTATTACTGCCATCATGAAAAAACGAAAAATCACCACCTGTTCCAGCTCTAAGCCTTACATCATCTACAAGATAAATATCTTTACTTGCCAATGTATAACTTGCACTACCATCTAAAGTTAAGTAAGTTGTAACACCCCCACTTCCATCGTCCGACTGGAATATTATATCTTTGTCGTCAGCGTAATTAATAAATTTTAAATCACCTGTGTAGTTTTCGTGCTTTGCGTCTGTACCATCGTGAGTAATACCATAATCACCACCACCACCAGTTCCAAAAGCAGCGCTTACATTATCTAAAAATTTTATTGCTTTTGAAGCTGTAGTATAACCTAAACCACCATCTAAAGTAAGATAAGCTGTAACTCCACCTGAACCATCGTCTGACTTAAATATAATATCACTGTCGTCTGCGTAATTAATAAATGACAAATGACCAGTATGATTATTCATTTCTGAATTACTCCCATCATGTAAAATTCTTAAATCACTTCCATTACCAAAACGCGCGTGAACATTGTCTTCAAACTTTATGAGTTTTTGTACCGTAGTAAATCCAGCGCTTCCATCTAATGTTAAGTAAGCCGTAGTGCCACCACTACCATCGTCACAATTAAAAATTATATCACCATCGTCAGCATAATTTATAATTTCTAAATTGCCAGTAAGATTTTCAATATAAGAGTGAGAGCCGTTGTGTTGAAAGCGAAAGTCATGACTTGTACCTAAACTAATTCTAGAATTATCGGGCCAGTTTGTATATAAAGCCGTAGTTGCAGAGCCGTCGTGAGTAGCTGAGTTACCATCTAATTTAAAATACACAGTATTACCACCAGCACCGTCATCGGAAAACAGTTGAATAGCACCGTTATCTGCAGCGTTGTAAATATTTAAATTGCCTAATGTATTATACATGGTCATGTTACTACCATCGTGATACATAATATAATCTCCACTGTTACCAAACTCAGCGTTTACACTATCTTGAAATCTTATTCTTTTTTGTGCCGTTGTATAACCTAATCCACCGTCTAGTGTAAGGTAAGCTGTTGTACCACCAGAACCATCATCGCAAGTGAATATAATATCACCATCATCTGTTTTTTGTTCAAGATAAAAATCACCAGTACTATTAGCTAAATATACATGGCTACCGTCATGAGATATTTTAAAATCACTTCCAGTTCCAAATCTAGCTTCTATATTATCTGCAAATCTTATATGTTTGTCTGCTAAAGTATATCCTAAACCACCATCTAAAGTTAAGTAAGGAGTAGGACTACCACTTCCATTATCTGCTCTAAGCACTAAATCACCATCTGCCAAACTTTGGGTTATACGAAAAATACCAGTGCTGTTATCTATAAAAGTATTACTACCATCATGGTATATTTTTAAATCTTGACCATCACCAAGGGCTAATTCAGTACTATCGTTAATTTTTAATCTATTATTACTATGCGTTATAGTAGCATTACCATTATCAAAATTAATAACAGCGCCACTATCTAAAAAAAGATCTGCCCACCTATTAGAACTACCTC